GGCGCCGGCCGCGCCGATGATCCCGGCGACAACGGCGAGGATGGTCGGATTGGTGAGGAGAAAGGTGAGGATCCCGGTCATCAGCACGATCTCCAGACGCCGTCGGTCAACCAGCCGTGCCAATGCCCGATGTGGTGCACGGACGGCATGAGCGTCGGCGTTTCCTTTGAACCATTCCAATGCCACGACGGCGACTGCGCCGGCTTCTCGCCCGCCTTGACGCGGACTGCGCCGGCCGCGCCACAGCCGCAAGGACAGGAATAGTACCAGTATTCGGAGCCGTCGCCGGTCGGTCGCTCGTCCTGCGATATCACCAGGAGCGCGCCAGGCACACGCGTCCTCATGTTCTCATCGAAGAAAGCCGCCTCGCTCTCGGCGAACGTCGCCGCGACCGGCTCTGTCTTGACCTCGCTCATCTCACGACCCCTTGCAGTCGGGATCGCGGCGGCGGCGGGCGTACTCGGTAAGGACACCGGACGCCAGCAGATAGATCGGCACATACTGCGTCGGCACATAGGCCTGAAAGACGCTCGGATCGAGAGCGCAGAACGCCCCGACGACGAGGCCGCCGAACATCTGCACGCGAGCGACCAGGATGGTCTCGGAGTTGAGGAAAAAGCTTTTGATCTTTTCCAGCATGGCGAAGTCCTTTCAGAAGAACGAGTGAATCCAGGCGGCCAGTTCATGCCAGCGCATCGCGATGGCGGTACCGATGACGGCGAGAAGGCCGACCGCGACGGTAGGTTTGCTACTGCTCGGCGTCGGCGCGGGAACGGTAGGCGCGGGCAGGTTCGATGGCGCGGGCGCGGCAGGCACGAGCACGGTCTGATCCGTGACTGTGTCGCCGTGCTGGACGACGACCGTGACGCTGGGCTTGTCCGGGAACAGCACGGGTGCTGCCACCGGTTGAGGAGCTGCAGGTGCCGGAGCGGGTTGTGCCGTCTGCACCGGCTCCGCAGTCTGCAAGGCTTCAAGGGCAGCGATGACGCGGTGCGTCAGGGCGATGCGATCGGCCTCGGCGTTAGCCGGTTTGCTCGATTTCGGATTGCCGCGATTGACGCCGCGGCTGACTGCGGCCGTGTCGTTGCGGTCCGCATAGACGTTGAGGTTGTTCTTCTGCCAATACCAAAGCGACGTCGCGAAGCCGACGGAACGGTCCGTGGCGACCAGATCAGGCGTCGCCTCGAGATCGATGTCAGGGCGGCCAAGGAGAGTGAGGACGAACGGCGTCGCCTCGCGATAGTCGGCCCGGCCGGTGAGCTGGATTGGACCGCGCCCCTTGAACCGCTTGCCATCGCCGGGCTGCGTGTTGCCGAGATCCTCACGGCCTTCATAGGCAGCCCCGCTGGCATATTCCTCATAGGTTCGGAAATAGTTGCTCTCGACACCGCACTGGCCGATGAACTGGCCGAGCCGAAGCACGCTGCCGAGGACGTCTCCGGCCGTTGGGCAGGCCGCCAGGAACGGGCCGAGGTTTGCCGGATCGGCATGTGGAAAAAGTGGCGCGAGGTCGGCCGCGCTCGGATAGACGAGCATGGTCAGTCCTTTCCGCCCGGGAGGGCAGGTTTTGGGATGAGGATCAGGGATTGCAGGACCCACGCCGGCTGGGTCCTCTTAACGGTCAGAGCAAAGCGGCTGCCGTGAAGAAGGCGTCGACCTGAGCGGACGTGTAGCCAAGCTCTGTGAACCCGGATGCCATCATCGGCTCACTGCGCAGGAAGCTTCCGCTATATTCGAAGGAATCTTGGACCTCGACGGACTGTGCAGCGATCCAACCACTCACTTGGTCGCGCAGCCCAGCGATGCCAAGCTGCACATGGAACTGCCTGGCCGACACGCTGTCCGGAACGACCGGCACAACGACGGGCGCGACATACGGAGCAACATTCCCTGCCGCGACTGCTGCCGCATAGAGCGCCGGCCCGTAGTCGATGGCGTCGTTCGGCGATGCTGTAAACGGTATCCAGCCGAAGTCCGGCGTCTCAATCTCCATGTCGATCGTGCCGGAAACATTGTATGCGGGGTTACGGAATTGGAGCATCACGATATCCTCAAAAAGAGCGTCGTGCGGCGGTGGAGACTGCCGCCGTAATTGACCTGGCCCATCGCTCGCCAAGAGCCGGCCAGAACGGCGCCGCCCTTTATGAGGACGGAGGCGCCGCTGCCATACGGGGTGTCGTCACCCGGATCGGAGGTGGCGCCGCTGTTATCGAGGACACCCGCAGGCTGGATCGTCGACCCGGCGTACACGGTGCCTGCCATGACGGCGGTGTTGAGAGTGTACCCAAACGCATAAGTTCCGACTGCCCCATAAGCCAAGGCCGCGTTGCCCGAGCCGTAGTTCGGAGCCGCAGCGGCTACCGCCGCCGTAACGAAGGCCGTGGTGGCGATCGACGTGTCGTTGTCGCCGGCAGCCTGGGTCGGCGCGGTTGGGGTCCCGGTCATTACCGGGCTGGCCAGCGTCTTGTTGGAAAGCGTCTGAGCCGTCGTCTTGTCTACGGTGATTGTCGGGTCGATCGCGAACTGCGTGCCAACGAGGGCAAGGCCATTGCCGGCTGTGTACGAACCGATCCCCGCAGTCTGGGCAAAGGTGATGGGATCGGTGCCGATGACCGGGTGCTCGGTGGCGTTTTGTACAAAGGTCGAAGTGCCGAACGTTGCTCCACCCGTCACGAAGGTCTGGTCGCCAAGGTCGATATCGGCGGTGAGATTGTAATAGCTCGCACGCGTCAGGACAAAGGGCGCGCCGGCGCTGCCGGTCGCCGTAACCGCGTAGATACCATTCTGGAATGTCGACGCCTGGTTCTTGACCAGGATGACATCGTTGAGGTTCGCGGCCACGCCATCCACCGTCAAAGCGCCGTTCGCAGAAGCCGTAAGCGTCGCACCGACGCCGGATGCGCCGTTCGCATAGGTGACAGTCGCAAGCGCGGCGGTCGTGGCTAGTCTGCAAGCCGGCAGCGTCGTGGTGGCGTAGATTGCGGCTTGGACATAGGCAGTGGTCGCCAGCCTGGTCGAGTTGTCGCCAGGCGTCTGCGTGAAGGCGGTCGAGGCGGCAGCCAGAGTAACGGTCGGGTTTGTCGCGAAGACGAGCGGTCCGCTTCCGGTCTCGTCGACCATACTGGCTGCGAGTTGCGCGCTGGTGCCTCCAGCCAAGAAAGCCGCCATGTTGGCGGCCAGACCGGAGATGTCGCCGATCGCCGGCTGCGCGAACGTCGGGTAGCCGCCCAAGTTGATGCCCGTGGCGAAATTGTGGGCAGGCGCGGCGGCCGAAAACACGCCGCCCAAGGCCACGGTCTGAGGCGTGGGAAGATCAGCTCCGACCAACACCCGGAACGCGGGCGCGCCGGCTCCCGCACCTGGCGTGGCGAGCACGAGGTTGGCCGCGTGCGATTGCAGCGAGATCCCGCTGTCCTGGACGCCTGTGCCGTTCGTGTTGGAAAACACGGCGATGTTGCCCAACACGGCGCTGGCCGGCCCAACGACATTGCCGTTGGAGATTGGCCCGATGGTTTGGCCGCCCATCTGGAAAAACAGACCGTAGATCGTCGACCAGAACATCCCATCGACGGGCGATGCCGGAGTCTGCCCAGGAGGAATGGAAAAGCCGGCACCATTGGACGTCGAGGCAAAGGTGTTAAGCGGACCTTGCATCGAGTCGCCGGCCCGGTTGACTGGGGTGTAGCCGAGCGCGTTCTGCTTCTGGTTGAAAAGCAGGTTCCACTGGCCAGGCGTCAGCACCACGCCATAGCTAAACGTCACCATGAGACCTATCCGATTATGTGGGGTGGAGTTGCAGGCGGCTCAGGTGCCTCAACCAAACTCGAAGATGACGACGACACCGATACCGCCAGCACCGCCGGCACCGCCCCCGTCGCCACCGCCGCCGCCGCCGCCAAGGGAGCCGGGACCGCCGTTTACTTGGACGCCGGTCGAAGGCGTTGCGCCGCCGAAGCCGCCGCCGCTCCAGAAGGAGCCACCGCCGGCACCACCGTCGTGGCCCGAACCAGCCGAGCCGCCATTGCCCGCGATCAAAAGGATTCCAGCCGTTCCAGTCCCTACCGACTGGCCGCCTGCTCCGTTTGAGTTGGTGCCGCTAGAAGAACCGCCGGCGCCACCCGTGGCAACGGCAAGGGCGCCGAAGGAAGTTGTTCCTCCAGAACCGCCTATGAGATCAGAACCGGATGACACATTGGGGACGCCACCAGCGGCGATCGTGACGATCTGGGAGGACACCGGTCCGAAATAGACCGCCGTTCCGCCCGCGCTTCCGCCTCCGCCAGTGAAGCCACCCGCAGTGGCGTTGCCGCCACCTGCGCCGCCGCCGCCCGTGGCAAAGACGAGCATGCTCTTGGCACCGGCTGTCGGCACGTAGGTTCCACTGGCCGCGATGACGCGCATGGCCTTCATCGCACCAGGCAACACTGCGGCGAGCGCCGCGAGCGTGACCTCGCGATCCGCAGTGTCCGACACCACGTGCAGCGGAAAGCTGTCGCCCAGGGAAAGCGCTCCAGTCGGCGCCGGCAAGCTCGGGATGTTGAGGGATAGAACCTGCTGATCGGTCGCCGAAAGACCGGCATTGGCAGCGACCGTCACGGCAGGATTGAGCAGCCGGAACGACGCCGTCGCGACGTTAAATTCGAGGATTCCCGTGGCACTCGCCGGCCATTGCTTAGGCGTCAGTGCCGTGCCGTCCATGTTGACGATGGGATGCGAACCGAGCGACTCGATGTTGCCGGTCATCGCGCCGTTGTTGTCGAGTGCGGCCTTCTGGATGAGGAAGACCTGACCGTCGACATAGGCGCTCGGCGCCGGCAAGACATTTGCCGTGACGACGTTCGCCGAACCGGTATCGGCACCCACCATAATGGGAGAAGTCGCCGCGCCGATGTTGACCCAATTCGCGCCCCCGGTATCCGGGTCCGACGTGTTGTCGTCGGCGGTGCTCAGCCAGACGATGCCCGCCACAGCTCCGAGCAGGACAGCACCGAAGGGGTAGCCGCCGATCGCCGTCGAGAAGCTCGGATCGTAGGGAATGAGACCGCCTGCGTTCTGCCACTGCGACCACTGCGTGATCTGCTTGAGAATGCCGTTCATGTCCTGGCCGAACGGCGGCACGCCGCCCGATCCTACCGGCAGGAAGTTGAGCGGCGGAAAGCCATCGGTCAGGGAGGCCGCGCCATTCACGATCCCGATCTGCGAGCCGAGCGGAATGGCGCGAATGTAGCTTGGGCTCGCCGAGGCCCCCCAAACTGTGGGGAACTTCGGCGGCAGTGCAGAAAGCTTCATGGCGGGATCCTTAGATGATGACGACCGACGCGCTGACGCCTGTCGGCTTCGGCAAGACGCCGGAGTTTTGGACGATCGCGAGTTCGACGGGGGTGAGCTGGAACGCGAAGGTGTAAGTCATCGTCATCGTCGCGATGGACGAGCCCGCGTAGAACGATGCCTGGCTGAAACCGACGCAGTTCAGCGATTCTTGAAAGCCAAACCAGGTCCCGTGGGTGCCGCCTTCGGTAACGTAGGCGTTGCCCCTATTCGGGAAGAGGCTGAGCAGTATCTGGTTGATCGCAGGGATCGAACCGTTCGTGATGTTGGCCGCCGCCTTGGCGAAGATCAGCCGGCGAAACGCATCATCCGAGAGGGCGAAATTCGACGTCAGAGAAGCGCCGGAATAGAATGCGCCTTGCTCGAATGGGTCAGCTCCAGGGCTCGCCTCATCGAAGCCGAACCAATCTCCGGACGTGACCTGGAGAACGCGATTGACGCCGACGATGCGGCCCCAGACGTCGAGCCCGTAGCCCTGCGCTGTGTCGACATTCCAGATGCAGTCGAAGAACGCGTCGAAGTTGGCGGTTTGGTCGAGATACGAGAAAATGTTCCCGATCAGCTGGGTCAGCGTGGGCGCGTTCGCATACTGGCTGATGACCGTGCGCCAGACGTCGAACGGCGGGTAGTCGCCGACCGGGCTGACGCCGAGGGCGAACTGCCCAAAGCCGTTCGGGATCCCGGCCGGCGGCCTGGGATAGGGAGGTCCTGTATCGGCCATGATCAGCTCAGCGTGACGATGATGTCGTTAGGCGAGATGGTCGGCACCTGGTCGATATCGACGCTGATGTCGAAGCGATTGGGGACAGCCGCCGTCATGCTCTCGATCGACACGTTCTTGTTGTTGGAGACGGTATAGGTGCCGGTGCCGCCGGTACCGCTGCCCAGCGCCGTGATGGTGGTGCCGACGGTCAGTGCGCCGGTAACGTCGGAAATGACCTGGCCGACGGCCAGCGCTCCCGATGCAACGGCCGATACAGTCAGTGTCGTTCCAACGATTTTCCCGGTGAAGACGGCCGACGGGTTGTTGTTCGAGCCCGCCTCGATCGAGATGATCTGTGCCCACGAGCCAAGCGCAGCCACAGGCGCGTAGAACCGGCTGGCGAATAGCGTGGTGCCGATCTTGGCGCGCGGGCCTCCGTCACCTCCAGCAAAGGCGCTGACGATGGCGTTCTGGATTTGCGTCGCGGCATCGGCCGGCACCAGGTGCGAATTGACAATGTTGACCGCAAACAGGATCGCCAGCGGATTGGGGATTTGGAAGGAGACCCGATAGGAAGGGTACGGCGGCACATAGCCGGGGCTCTGGTCGTAGATCGTGACCGTCGTGTTGCCGTTATAGCTGCAGCCGGGGGCTTTTCGCGACCAGATCGCCTGCGCGATTTCGTCGGCATCGCCGCCGACCACGGCGACATAAAGCGAGTTGGGATAGACCGACACGCCACCAATGGTCTGGACGTTGTTGCTGGCGTTCTCGGTCACGAACGCATCGATGACGTTCGACACCGCCAGGACCGCACCAAGCACCGAAGGAAGCGAGCCCTGCGAGTTGAGCGCGACCGAGGCTGAGCGGCGCGCTTCAAAGGCCGCCCGGCTCTCGACGTTGTTGCCCAGCACGCCGTCATCCGGGTTGGTGATCGAGTCCCATCCTGGGATCGCCCGGTAAATCTGGTCGAGGCTTCCGGCCGGGCACGGAATCGGGCCGACCACCAGGCATTCAAACGGCAAGGTGACAGTGCCGTCGGCACCGATGACGCCGTCTTCCGTGCACAGATACTGGTTGCCATCCTCGGCCAGCGCCAGCGATCCGGACGGAATGGCGACGCCCGGCAAGCCATTGCAAAGGGCCTGCACGACGGTCGGCTGAGCCGGGTTGCGCTCGATAAAGTAGATGCGTGCGATCGCATCCTGCATGCGGCCGGTGGCGTAAGCCGGATCGACCTGGTTGGTGAAGAAGAGGAAGGTCGAATTGACCTCGTCGATCACCGCCGTTTCGCTGCTGGCGAGCTGCCCTTGCGGCGTGTTCAAGGCCGGGTTGAGCACGGCCCCGAACGATTCGTTTATGTCATCCTGGACGCCCGCGAGCACTTCCGCGGCCGAGGGGATCAGGAAGCCCGTGTCGGTCCACTGCGGCTGGGGAACATTGGTGGTTTCGACCATGTGCTAGAAGCCCGCTGCGGTGATGTTGCCCGCCGCGTCCCTCACCTGCACTTGGCCGGTGATTTCGCGGTCGGTCCATGACTGGATGAATGTCTGCGCCGAGACGACGCCGGGGACCGTCAAAGCGGCCTGGTTGAAATACGCCTTCATCAGTGACACCGGCGGCGCCCTGCCGAGTATCTGATCGAAGTAGGGAATCCCCTGCGTCGTGTCGTAGTAGAGTTCCCCCAGGAACAGTCGGATCGCGCTCGCGGCGTCCTGGGCCAGGGAATAGGACGGGTCCCCGACCGCGATGTTGCCCGAGGCGTCGGCGGTCAGGTCCCACGTGTCCGTGGTCAAAAGCAGCGTCTGCATCAGGTTCCGGGCTCCGGTGGGCCTGACGTCCCGCCACCAGGTTGGACGCCGGTGTGGATGTGGTTGAGGAGGCTGATGTTTGCGCCGCCCGCGCCGGCGATGACGTCCCCCGTCACGAGCAGCTGCGCCGTGGTGATCTTGATGGAGCCGGCCGCGAACTCGATGATTTGCCCGTTCTTGTCGAAAAGCTTGATGCCGGTCTCGGTGAACTGCACCGCCTGGTCCTGGTTGGCCGGGTTGACGATCGCACCCATGTAGATGCCGTCCGACATGTTGCCGCGCCGGAAGCTGCCCGGGTTCGACTGCTTGCCGGCGTTGGCTTTCAGCGCCGAGATGTCCCGGTCTGGGATCGTCATGTGGCCGATATCGCCGACCTTGGGGTCGTTGATGATGCCGTTCGTGCCACCTTGGCTTCGCATTGTGGCGATGCCGTAGATAATGCCGTGGGGCGTCTGGTTGCCCTGACCGTCGGTCTGATTGACCAGCGGCATAACATCGATCGTCGGCGGCGCGCCGACGCCACCGCCGTACACCGCCACAACCTTGACCGGAATGCCCGTGCGATGCTGTGCCAGCTCCTGGCGGATCAGGAAGCGCAGCCGGTTGATCTCGCTGGTGTCGTCCGACGTGGTCTGCTGACCGAAGAAACCTTGCCCGCTCATGCCGGCGCCGAGGCATCAACGGCGATGCATTCGAGCACCATGAACCATTTGCCGTGCGGCATCATCGACTCCAACTGATACTCGAGGCGGTTGACCTTCCACGTGCCGTTGGCGGGCGTAAGGTCGCTCTGGATTTGCACCTTGCCCTGATACTTCACGGCCGGGTTGTAGAGCGCACGGACCAGCACGAACGCCTGCTGGAAGAACGGGTAGCCGACCATGCCGGTGTCGGCCGAGATCAGGACGGTGTCGCTGTTGCGCGCCTTGCCGGGAGGCGTGATCACCATCGTTGCCCGATCAAAGCCGACGTCGAACCCGCCGTCGCGTGCGATCGCCAGCGCCTGCGTCCACGCGGTGCCGGGATAGTAGGGGTTGGCGAACTTGACCTTTACGCCAGCGTCCTCGAACGCCATGCCCATCTGCCCCGCGAGACTTTTCATCATCTGGGAGGCGTCGCCCGAGCCTTTGATGCTGAGCGGCGGAATTGGCTTTGCGGCATGGAACACACCGGGGAGCGAGCTGATCCGGAAGCACACGTCAGGCATTGCCTGCGCGTCGACATAGGCATAAACGATCGCCCCGGTCCAAACGACGTTCTGGCCGGTCTCATCGTCTCCGGCGAGCACCGAAATGCCGTTCTTGTACATCTGCAGATACTGTGAACCGACTGTGGATAGCTGGTTCATCACGGCTAGCGGCAGGCCCCAGATGGAGATTTCGGCTTGCCCCGAGCCCTGCCCTGCGTTGACGATGTTGCAGGCGACGCGCAAGCCGAACACCTCTGCGGTGTTGCCGCCGCCCTCAAACTGGCCGTTGGCCAGCTCGAACTCGACGGAAATTCGCTTCTGGCTGAACGCCATCCCGACCACCGCCTGTCATGAAAAGGTTATGCTATGTCGAAAGTCCTTGCCGCCGCGACGGCCGCCCTCCTCGTCTTCACCGTCGCACCCGCGCTGGCGAAGCCGAACAAGGCCGCCCTCGAAAAGAGCTATCTCGATTTGAACGAGCAGTGCCGCGGCGGATCAGGCGACGATCCGGACACGATCAAGGCGTGCGATCAGCGCGAAGAGGTGTCGGCGCAGCTGCGCCAGCTCCACGTCTGCTTTGCGGGCGATCGGTTTCAGCGCTGCAAGTAGTCAGCCGACGCCGGCCGGAAGCTCGCTCGCCGACAGGAAGGCGAGGCTGTAGCGCGTGCCGAGCCCCGTATAATACGGGTCGGTGTCGCCCTGGTTGTCGATGAAGATCAGGTCGCCGGAAAATCCGAGATAGAGCGACCGCACGATCCGGTTGATGTTCTGGCAGATCACCCCGCCGATCACGAGCTCGTTGTCGACATAGACGTCGATGAATAGGCCCGTGCTCTTCTGGTAGAGGCTGATCTGCGAGACCTGGCCGTCCAGCGTCACCCCGACCGCCTGGTTCGGAACCGCCTGCAGGGGAATGATGACCATCAGAAGCCTCCGGCCGGCAGTCCCGACGATGTTTGGAATTTCGCCAGCTGAGCGCTGGTCGCCGGCGCGGTCTGCACCGTGCCGCCGTTGACCTGCGACGCGCCGCTCGGATCCTGCGTGTTCGACATGCCGGCGCTGACGGCCTGGCGAACTTCGATCAGCCAGATATCGACCGACAGAAGCCCCATGCCCTCGTTGGCGCGCCGGCTGTAGTCGTAGTGGGTGAAGTTGCAGGAGAGATAGACCGCCTCCGGCGTCACCACATCGTAGAGGTTGGTGTCGCCGGCGACGGCCGCGATCGACGCCAGCATGGCGGCGCGGTTTGCCTGCGATCCGCCGGCGGTGAAGCGCAGCCGCGCGTCATAGGGGATTTGAACCTTGTCGTAGCTCTCGAAGGCCCCGCGCTCGACCGGGAAGTCAGAGATCGACCATTGCTGGCGATACTGCACCTCGACGACGTTATCGGCCACGATCACCGGAACGCCGCCGAAATAGATGCCCCATGGCTGCTGCGAAAAGGCGCCGGAAAGCAGCCCGATCGCGTCTTGCGTCAGAAGCTCCAGAATGCCGGCCATCACGCCAATCCATTGTTTGCCTGAGCGGTGAAGAGACGCCGGCTGAGCGCGTCGTTGATATCAGACGCGATGCCGTTGGCATCCGTCGCCTGACTGTGAACCTCGACCTTGCCGATATGGGCCTCGACCGAGCTGGTCGACGTCGTGGCGTTATGCGTGCTGGAGATGTTGGAGAGTGCAGCACCCTTGGCTCCGGTGTTGATCCCCTTCATGCCCCGGTAGGTTTTGCCGGTGAAGTTGTCCATGCCGTTCCAGGAATTGTAGCCCTCGGCGCGCTCGTACATCGATGCGCCGGCGGCACCCTGCGCATCGCTCTTGGCATTGCGCAGCGCCCGGCCGGCCGCACTCTCGGGACCGTTCAGTTCCGAAAGCGAGAACTGCAACTGCGTGTCGAAGTCGTTCCAGTTCTTGCCACGTGCTTTGGCAAAGGCCATCAGGCGCGCCCTGCGAGGGCCAAGCCACTGCGCCATGCCAGTTGCGCCGATGCTGTTGACCGTGCCAGGACCGCCGCCCGCCTCGACATTCATCCAGCGCGACACGAGACCGCGCGCGCCGGCATCCGACAGGCCGCCGGCCGTGAGCGTCTGGTAAGCCTGCGATTGCCGCTCGGGCGTCCACCAGCCCTTTGTGCCACGCGAGGCACTCTGAGGGCCGCCGACCGCATCGCCACCCGCGCCGCCTGCGGCTGGGGTGCCGAAGGCGTTACGCGCGCCAGCGCTCAACATGCCGCCGATGCCGCTCACCAGGTTGCTCCAGAAGCCGCCACCGTCGGCTTTCTGGTCGGAGATCGTGACGGGGAGCGGGTTGCCCCTCGAAACGGGCTTGCCGTCGACCGTCGTTTCGGCACCGCGCCCATTATGGAAGCGCGATTGCGGACCGCTGCGATCGTAGTGTTTCATCTGGGAAATGGTGTCGATATCCCGATCGGTATAATAGACGCCGTTCCCTTTCCCCTGCGGGGTATCGCCAGAGAGCGTAAGCATGGCCAGGAAGGGCGACAGCTTGCCCATGAGCCCCATCAAGCCAGCGCCGGCAGCACCTTCACCAGCGGCCGCCGCCGCGCCACCACCACCG